TTTAGCGGCAGCGAACAGCGCCATCAGCTACGGCCAAAGCAACGCCGTAAACGCTGCAAACAACGCGCTTGCATTGCGACAAGCAGGATTGTCAGCGGGGCAGGCCGGTTATGTGGCCGACACAAATAAAAGCTATGCCGATTACGCAAACCGCGGCGACTATGAAAACGCGATCAGGTCTATAAACGCGAAAATTCAGGACGCTAAACTTCTAAGCCCCTCGACAAGCGGCGCGGCAGGAGGCGACGCGCTTTTGATGGGTAACGGCTATTATGGTATGACGCTGCGGTTCAAGCGCATTCGCGATGACTTCCTCGCTATTGTGGGCGATCACTTTTTGAGATTCGGCTACGCGTGGCAACGCTACGGGCAGATTGACAACTTGAACGTATGCACGCGGTTCAGCTATTGGAAACTCTTGCAAACTTACTTCCGCAAGTTCGACGCGCCCGAAGAATATCGGCAGGCTATTAAAGGTATTTTAGAAAAAGGCGTGACCGTGTGGACGAACCCCGATTATATCGGTAAAACAAAGCTAGAAGATAACGAGGTGATACGATGAGCCGATCACGCGCCGAAAAGCGCAGAAAAGGTAACGGGGTATATTGGCAGAGCGCCGACCTGAACTACCGTCAGTATATGCACTACTATTACATGATGCAGGAAATTATGGTGAACCGTGTGAAATGGCACGGCCTGCCTGATAGCGTTGATGAGCGATTTTTGCAGATGACGTTGTATCGAAATGGCGTAAGCGTGTTCTTTCGTCCATGGTTTACCAATCAATTTATGTGTACACAGGTAACGCCTTCCGGCAAATGGAACGTATACGACAACCCTACGCGTTTTACCGCGTGGGGCAATAACGGCTTTTCATATCGCGCTGGTATGGATAAGGGCGTTATCATTTGGGCGCATCGCTCGCGTATCACCGACGCTAACACGGTCGATATTTACGCGCGCAGGCTCGCGGAAATTGACCGAACCGTGGACGTTAACCTGAAACAACTCAAAACGCCGTTGCTGATCACCTGCCCCGAAACCAAGCGCAATTCGTTGATGGAATTGTATAAACAATATGACGGCAACGAACCCGCTATATTCGGCGTGGATGGAATGCTTGAAGATGTGCAATTTAACGTGCTGAAAACGGACGTGCCTTATCACGTCGATAAATTGCTTGTCGCAAAGCAAACCATCATGAACGAGTTTTACACGTATGCAGGCATTGACAACGCGAACCAAGACAAGAAGGAGCGTCTTATCACCGATGAGGTGCAAGCTAACAACGGCCAAATTGAAACCATGCGCTTGGCAGTTCTTGACCCATTGCGTGACGCGTGCAAACAGATAAATGATCGATACGGCGACCGGTTGGCCGAAGAAGTGCGCGTGTCGTGGAATCACGACATATTCACGAACAACTACGTATTCGGCCATGATATGATGATACAAAACGACGTGGACAACGGCGCGAGTGAAGGTGGTTTCTAATGGCGGTATTTACTATAGAGTTTGGAACGCTCATAGATGACGGCCTAGACGTCGGTCTAAAAGTATACCCGATTTTTGACGAAGCATATCGCGAGCGGTTGAATACGCTTATCTATAATCGTTACCGCTTCCGTGAAATAGGCGTTACACCGCCTGCACGCTTCGCGTTTTTCTTCCGCCGTAAAATGTTAGAAATCATGCCGTATTACAATAAGTTTTATGAGTCGGCAGCGCTTGAGTTTAACCCGCTTTTCACGTCCGACATATCAACCACGGGAACGACCACAGGCAAGGCTACCGGCACCGGCGAACGCGTATCAGCGAACGAGGGTACAAGTAAAGCAACCTCGGACAACACCGACAAATCACGGAGCGCATTCTCAACCATGCCGCAAACACAGCTAGCAGGTAACGAGGACTACGCGTCCACTATGACGGACACGCAAAGTGCAAGCGGAAATGTGACATTTCAGGATGCGAGCAACAAGACAACGGACACATCGAAAAGCGAAGATCAAACGATGAGCGAATATCTAACGCGCACCGCCGGTTATTCCGGCGTTAACCCCGGTGAGCAATTAGAGCGTTACCGGGCTAGCCTTATAAACACCGATCTATTAGTGCTTGACGAGTTGCGCGAACTCTTTATGCAACTATGGTCGGCAAACGTTAACGGTTTTTAGGAGGCGGAATAATGGACAATCAAGTATCATCAGGTTGCGAGGGTTACGAGTACGGCGCGTATAAGTATCTATACCCGCGCGTTATGCTACGAAGTGCGCCGTATATGCCGAACATCTATTTTAACGTGATAAGTGACGAGGAGCGCATACGTGCGATATGCAAGGCTATTGACGATTTATATAAGATCGAAAATAGCTACTTGACAATTCAGGCGTTCAATGACTTTTTAGCACAACTTGAAAAAGATCAAACGGCACAGACGCAGGAAGCACATGCGTACGCAGATGCGCAGGACACAAACTTGCTTGCGCAGGTGAAAGCCCTTATCGAACAATTGCAAATCGGCATGTTGATATGGGACGTTACCCAAGGCGCTTACGCAGAAAACGTGGAAGCCATGCGTGACCTGTTTAATGATGTGACCGTACATGGTATAAGCGTTGACACGTTGGCGAATCTCGACCTAACGGTTGACGGGCTTTCGGAATGCGGCTTGAATGTACGTGGATTGGCTGTTTTCAGTGGTTATCTGATGGGCGAAGATTTTGTGCCAGAGGGAATCACATATGATGGTGCACCGCCTTTGGATGGAAAACTGACCTGTTCGATTCTGGCAAACAGTGAGGTTCGTGATGGGTACTTCGTAGAAGGGAGTGAATGATGGCAGGAACGCCGACCACGCATTACCAGTTGCCGACATACGCTGATACCGACGCGCCAGACCTTACGGGCGCGTACAATCAGGCTATGGAGAAAATTGACACGCAGATGAACGCCAATAAAACTGCGATTGACAATCTGACTGGAAGGGTGGGCAATTTGGAGGGCAGTTCGTTTACGCCGTCCGAGGACGACGAAACTCTGACTGTTCAGCAGTTGTCGGAAGCTAAAGTGACCAAAGCAGGAATTGTGTACTTCAAACCTGCTCGTATAAAGGAGTGAATGATGGCTACAGATTACACGCCGAATTACAATCTCGACTTGTACGCTTCGGCTGACAAACCGAATTTGCGCGACCAGTACAACGCGGCGATGGGAAAAGTGGATACTGCCATCATGGGAAACGCTAACGCTATTAGCGCAACCAATACGGCTGTAGCTAATCTCACAACGCGTGTGAGCAACGACGAGAAAGATATAACGGGACTTCGCGACGATATAGACCAGCTAGAAACGACGGTAGGCGGCAAAGCGCCAACAATGCACGCGGTTACTGCGAACACTTACGGGCAGGGGGACGCTGCAAATTTCGGTCATGTGAAATTGTCCGACGCGATCAACGCGACAAGCGATGCGACAAGCGGAACGAGCGCGACGCCGAAAGCAGTTAAAAGCGCTTATGACCTCGCATCTTCCGCAAGCACCGCAGCACAAGGCGCGCAGACCACCGCGAACCAAGCAGTACGGGACGCGGCGGCGGCTAGTGCAAAAGCTACAAACGCGCAAAATGCTGCAAGCGCCGCCCAGACAACGGCAACAGCTGCTAATAACGCCGCCAAAGCTGCTAATAACGCCGCCAAAACAGCACTAGACTATTCGCTGAATTTTACGATTTTTGATGCTG